TGTATTTAATTAAAAATATACACGACGATTTTTTTGGAAAGTTCAATCCGACAAGTTGTCGTCATAAAATATCACGCCGCTTCTAAAAAAACACTGCATATTTACAGAAATAATCGTCCAACCCGATTTTATAGGGAAAAATTAAAATGCCTAAAGAATGGATGAATGATTTTTTCGGTAAATTTGAATTTCAATAATTGACTAAATAAATCCTTGGTCGGATCGAGGATTTATTTATAGACTGTCGGATCTTTAGGAAGTTATATTTCAAATTTTGGAATTATTTATTTCGTAACGTTACCATTTCGCTGTCGAAATCCACACTAATCCCTTATTTATTGAGAATCGACAAATCAAGATTGGAATGTATGAATGTTTCTAAATAGTTTTCTTGGAAAACCTCCCGTTTTCCTTCGTGTCGCTTCGAAAAAATGTAGTCGGCACCCCTTTTTTTGACAGACCACCCCCTTTCCAGGGCATTTATAATAAAAACCATGCGATGAAGTTGTCTTGTATTGATTGACAATGAAGATGGTATTTCTGAAGTCATCGTTTCCGCTCCCGACATTTATACACATGTGAGGATTTAAAACGACTGAAATAACTATAAACCGGTCTACGGTTGCTTCATTTTGAACAAGGTGTCTTTTGGTCGACGCGGAATATTTCCACTAAACATTTCTAAACCGTAATAGCACAATGGCATACATAAAACCCCACCGATAGTGGAGGTTATTACTATGGTCATGACGGTTCCAAATGTCATTCTGTATTATTAGGTATATCTATTTTTCTAAGTCGATTTTTCATTACATTTTCCTTTTTGGATTTCGAACAATATCAATTATCAAAGAAATTAGTTAAATATACAACACAATATTTTGTATACATGTCCAAGAAAAATCAACACCGACAACTGACATCCTTGGATGAAAAACATAGCGAGATGATGGCATATTTCGAGCGTATAGATACCCACACTATACCTCAGTTACATGCCGAAATAATTCAACATAGAACCCAACTCAAAACATTATCTAAAACATGCATAGACGCCATTATGGATTGCAAGGACCAGATTCAGGAAAAGAAAAGAAGGATCAAATTATATGAAAAGGAACAGCAAACTTATTTCTTGGATAATTCAAAATACATTTTTGATTATTTCGAATCCAAGAAACAGATTTCATCCGGAGATCCTCATCAAAATGTCAATGTCCTAAACTCATTCTTTAAAGTAAAATCGAATAATCCAGACCGCCAAGACGCATCTAAATATGTACAATCAAAAAAGTTATACCACGAATATTGGTACAATGTCAATAAGGAATTCACAAATATCCAAGACTGTTTTGTGTCTTGCGATTTATGCGAAGTCTGTAATAAAGGCGAAATGGTCCCTCAAGAGGACGAGGGAGTAATGATTTGCAATAATTTCAAATGCGGGCAATTTATCATGCATATTGTGGATAGTTCAAAACCGAATAATAAGGAACCGCCCAATGAAGTATCTTATACGGCGTATATTCGTCTCAATCATTTCAAGGAAATCTTGTCGCAATTCCAAGCCAAAGAAACCACGCAAATCCCCGAGGAAGTCATTGACCAAATTCGCGCGCGCATTAAGAAAGAACGCATTACGAATATGAAAGAAATCAATTACGATAAAATGCGCGAAATATTGCGCAAACTGGGACTCAATAAATATTTTGAGCACATTCAGTATATCAATTCTCTCTTTGGTATAAAACCGCCGGTTATGAATGAGGAATTACACGAGACATTGTGTGTCCTATTTATCGAAATTCAAAAACCATGGGCAGTTCATTGTCCACCAAATCGCACGAACTTTTTCAATTATACGTATACACTCTATCAATTATGCGTTTTACTCGACCAAACCCAATATTTGCCGTTTATTCCCATGATGAAGGATCGCGAAAAACAGTTGGAGCAGGACATGATCTGGAAAAAGGTCTGCGAAGACTTGGACTGGGAGTTTTTCGCAACAGTTTAGGCAGGTAATGCAATATGTATTCCAAATAGAATACACATTGTCCTCGATTTGGATGTAAAATGCGTGGAAATAAAATATGTGCCAAGTATAACATGTACCATATATTTCTCCATGTTGCAAGTATTGCCATATTGGAAATCACATTCTTTTTTTATTACATTGGACCAAAAGAAACCGACATGTTTTTAGTCTATATTCAACGAATAATAGACACCCCTGTATTTGACAATCATTATTTGCTACAACAATTCGCAAATACTTCATCGGAGGTACGCGCAATTGATTACCAACCAATAGTCATTCCAATAATTACAAACAGCACGAAGTACGCAAAGAATTACCTATACAACGAAAGTCTTCAAGGACTTTCAGATCGCGAGTTGCATAACCGTGAACTGTTTTTGCAATCAGTCAAATATTGGGCGATATTTACAGCGTTCAGTTTCGGCGTATTCATATTTCAATGTTATTATAATAAATGCACTGCAAATAAAGAGGACAAAAATGTGGTCACGTCGACGTTATCCGATTCCAGTGTGCATAACGTGATAATGGTTCCCTATAGAAAGACGTCCATTGACATGGAAGATATTGAAATGGTTCCCTATAGAAAGACGTCATTTGACATCGAAGATATTGAAAGCAAAGGCGGCGAACAGTCTAAACAGATTTCGCATGACATCGTAACCCGGGCAAATCTGAACAATATATGCAAAATCGGGTTCAATTATGTTATATTTGGAGGATGCATTGTGGCGTTTCAATATTTATTTTTTCGGTATATTGCATTGAAATATAAACCGCTATCCATTGAAGAAATCAAATATTTTCTATTTACGTCCATCGTCCCAAATACGTAATCGACTGCACCTTTGTAGTATTCATATTTTTTGCGAAATTTAAAATGTGCAAAAGTGTATAGAGGTACCATAAATAAATAACTATATTGTCAAACTCGATTCTAGAATGTTACAAAAACCCATTACGATTACCATTCAACTTAGTGCGCTAAGATCATGTGCAGGCACAGTTCGGGATATACTGCGAAGTAAACTTATAGATCGAATCGAAGAGCACAGTGAGTATTGCATTTCCTGCGACCATAAAACCGCATATAATGAAACGTGTCGACTGAATGGGTTGACACGACTCGACATAGAGATTGATTTATCGATGGTTATAGATAAACATTTATTGCTAACTAAAACCGGCGGGTGTTTATCGTGGTTCGTAAAACCATTATGTAAGACGGCGCATGTGATCAACCGTATAGAGTCTGAAATATATTATGTAATAAAGCGAATATTACGTAATGTAGATCCGATTGGATTGGGTGTGTCTATACAAAATATTCAAATCACAAGTTGAAATCGTGCATTTAGAGACCTCCGGGGAATCCGACTAGATTGGCACCAATACCGAATCCGGCACCTCCGCGCGCGGAAGAACCCATCGCAGGGACGAACACGTCCAACACGGCAAAGGTGGCCGCGGCGGTCAAGGCGATCACAATCACCTCCTCGGCCTTGAGAGACTGCTTGGGAATAGCATAGGCCGCAATTGCAACCATAAGACCCTCGACCAAATACTTGATCACACGTTTAATAAGTTCTTGGATGTCAAACATAGCACTCATTCTATTATTATATATATTTGCGCGAAAAAAAAATCGATGAATGATAAAATCTATTCTGAAAGAAAACACTTAAATACTATTATTCTTATTTTAGTATAAGATGACCGAGTTCGAACGTAAGACTTTGCCGAATGGTATGACGAATCCTAAATATGTAGATGTATTGGACGAGGACGAGGGAATTGCGGGCCAGCGTTTTTCTTGCATGTCTTTTATTTCCCCCGATAAGATTTTGGAGAAGCGCGAATTGTTTGTGTTCGACAAGTTCGTTCAGGAATATGATTTTACTAAATCCATGAATAAATTCGGAGATTTTATCAACTTTGTCAGTTATAAATATAATTTGAATGTGGAGAAGGTATTCGGCGATTTCAATGAATTTTGCAGAGAAGAGGAAGAACGCCTAAAGGCGGGTTCGGTTAAGGACGATTACCAAAACTTTTTGGATAAGAATGAGGATCGATTCACGGAGCAATTCCAGAGGGAACATGCTTTCCAGACATCTGTTCGCGGTCTAAAGAACCGTGGAAATTTCCCCTCCCAGGAGGAGGCCGAAATGCATTGCAAGAAGTTGCGCGAAAAGGATCCCAACCACGATATTTTTGTGGCGCCCGTTGGTGTTTGGTTGCCATGGGACCCCAATGCATATAAGACTGGTCGCATTGAGTTTATGGAGGAGGAACTCAATAAGTTGCATCAGGAAAAGATGAAGAACGAGAAGAAGGCAAAAGAGGAGTTTGATAAGCGTGTAAAGGATACCAAGCGCAAGGCAATCGAAGAGAATATTAAAAAGGCAGAGGAATCCGGCAACAAACTCACGCAGACGATTAATGCGGAGGGCGAGTTGGTGGGCGTGCGCGACATTGTTGATTTTGCGAGTCGCGAGGTGGCGGACGAGGAAGGTCGCAAGAAGCACGAGGACGATTTGATGGAAAAGTCCAGAATGTTCAAGAGTGGCGCTGCAAATATTCGCGATGAGATGTAAAATGTCATGCAAATATAGTTTTTAGTTCAAATTTATGCAAATATCACGCATACATTTGAATGGTT